GGCAGCCGCTGTGCGAGCCGCACCACAATTCGCTGAAGGCCAAGGAAGAACATCGCGGCTACGTCATTGGCTGCGACGTCGCCGGCCGTCCGCTCGACCCGCGTCATCCCTGGAATAACCGGAAGACGTAAAGGCCGAGCCCGGTCGCATCTACTCCCGAACATCATTGGAAGATTGGAAACCGACATGAAGGTGTCAGGTCGCGCTTACTCGTTGCTTGAGATCAAGAGCGTCGATGACAACGCGCGCGTGATCCGTGGTGTCGCAACGACTCCCGAGCCGGATCGGATGGGCGACGTTGTCGAATCCCTCGGCATGAAGTTCAAGAACCCGATGCCGCTGCTGTGGCAGCACCAGAGCGACAAGCCCGTTGGTCTCGTCAAATTCGAAAAGCCAACCAAGAACGGCATCAATTTCGAGGCGACGCTTGCCGCTGTTACCGAACCCGGCACGCTGAAGGATCGGGTCGATGAAGCCTGGCAGTCGGTCAAGCATCAACTGGTGCGCGCCGTCTCCATCGGTTTCCGCGCGCTGGAATACTCGTTCATGGACGATGGCGGAATCCACTTCCAGAAAACCGAGTGCCTTGAACTTTCACTGGTGACGATCCCGGCCAATGCGTCGGCGACGATCCAATCCATCAAATCTTACGACATCGCTGCGCGGGCCGCGTCAGGCCTCACGCGTGACGATGAACTGCGTCCAACCCCTCCCGCGTCTGGGAAATCCAAAACAACCCACGTCGTGAAAGCCCAGGAGGGCAAGATTATGAAGAAGACCATCGCGGAGCAGATCGCCGCATTCGAAGTCACCCGCACCGCCAAGTCGGCGCGCATGGACGAGATCATGGACACCGCTTCCGAGACCGGCACCACGCTCGATGCCGCTGCCAAGGAAGAGTACGACACGCTGGAAGCTGAGGTGAAGGAAGTCGACGAGCACATCGTTCGCCTCCGTGCGCGCGAAGCCACCCTGCTCAAGACTGCAACCACGGTCACCGGTAGCACCCAGGACGATGCAGCCGCATCGCGCACCTCTGGTCGCAGTGTTGTGCAGGTGAAGCACCCGAACGCACCCAAGGGTACCGCGTTTACCCGCTACGTCCTCGCGCTGGCCCGCGCGCAGGGCAACATCATGATGGCGGAGCAGATCGCCAAGGGTAACGAGCAGTGGATGGCGGAAACGCCGGAAGTTGCCGCGATCCTCAAGACGGCGGTCAACGCCGGCACCACGACCGATGCCACTTGGGCAGGTCCGCTGGTGAACTACCAGATCATGGCGTCCGAGTTCGTTGATCTGCTGCGTCCGCTGACGATCATCGGCCGCATCCCGGGCCTGCGCAACGTCCCGTTCAAGGTGAAAATCCCGCGTCAGACCGGTGGTTCGACCGTGAACTGGGTCGGTGAGGGCAAGGTGAAGCCGCTCACCTCGCTGGCGTTCGACACCATCACCATGGACTTCGCCAAGATCGCGGGCATCATCCCGCTGTCGGAAGAGCTGGTGCGCCTGTCGAATCCCTCGGCCGAAGCGCTGGTTCGCAACGATCTCGCAGCGGCGATCACGCAGTTCATGGACAATGAATTCATCGATCCGACCAACGCGTCGACCGATGTTTCCCCGGCGTCCATCACCTACGGCGTCACCCCGACCGTTGCCACCGGCACCACGGCGGCGGCACTGCGCGACGATATCGGCACATTGATGGGCGGGTTCTTGCAGAACAACCTGCAAATCTCCTCGGGCGTGTGGATCATGTCGCAGACGACTGCGCTCAAGATCAGCTTGATGCGCAACTCGCTCGGCACCCAGGAATTCCCCGGCATCAGTGTCAACGGCGGCACCTTCGAAGGTCTGCCGGTGGTCGTGTCGGAGAACGTGCCGTACACGGGCGGTTCGCCGACCGATGGCGGGATCATCGTCCTGGCGAATGCCGGTGACATCCTGTTGGCCGATGACGGTCAGGTCACCATCGATGCGAGCCGTGAGGCATCGCTGCAGATGGAAACCGCGCCGGACTCGCCGCCCACCGCATCGACCACTCTGGTCTCGCTGTGGCAGCACAACATGATGGCGATCAAGGCCGAGCGCTACATCAACTGGCAGAAGCGCCGCTCAACGGCTGTCGCTTACATCTCGTCGGCGAAGTACGCAGCCTAATAGTCGCACTGCCCCGCGCGCAAAAACGCGCGGGGTTTCTCTTTAGCGAAGGAAGCACCCATGCGATTGATGGCCACGGAAGCGTTCACTTATGGGCGCAGGCGACTTCGCGCGGGCGACAGCTTCGAGCCCGACAATGTCGGTCAGGGCGAACTGCTGAAGCGGGTTGGCCGGGCTCGCGAGATTGCGCCAGAGCCCCCTGCTGCTGCCGCGCCCGTCGCCGCTGCGGTTGTCTCGGAAGACGACGAACTGAACCCGCCGCGTCCTCACTATCTGCGCAGCAAAAATTCCGATGCGCGCTCGAAGGCGGATCGGCTGCGCAATGAGAGCAACGACGCCGGCCGTTACCTTCGCCGCGATATGCGGGTGGAAGATTAATGGCGAACGTCGCCGTCGTCCTGTTTGACGCGCTCAAGAGCGTTCTGACGCGCAAGGACGTTGGCCCTGGCTTGCAGGCGGTCAATGATCGCGGCGGCTGGTTTCCGATCATCAACGAGCCGTTCGCGGGTGCATGGCAGCGCAATCTTGTCGAGCGCCGCGAGTCCATCCTTGCCTTTGGTGCGGTCTACGCGATCGTCACCCTGATCGCATCCGACATCGGCAAGATCAGGCTGCGGCTGGTGCAGCAGGATTCCGATGGCATCTGGTCCGAGACGACGTCACCTGCATTCTCGCCCGTGCTGCGAAAGCCAAACCGGTTTCAGAACCGGATCAAGTTCATCGAGCAGTGGATCGTCTCGAAACTGCTGCACGGCAACACTTACGTGCTGTTGCAACGGGACAATCGCGGCGTCGTGGTCGCTATGTATGTGCTGGACCCGACGCGGGTGAAGCCGCTCGTCGCCGATGACGGCTCAGTCTATTACTCGCTCGGTCGCGACAACCTGTCTGGACTCGAAGATGACAACATCGTGGTCCCGGCGAGCGAAATCATCCACGACGTGATGGTGCCGCTGTATCATCCTCTGTGCGGCGTCTCTCCGCTGACGGCATGCGGCGCTGCCGCCGCGCACGGTCTGACGATCCAGCGCCACTCGCAGAAATTCTTCTCGAACGGCTCGCGACCGGGCGGAATCCTGACCGCGCCTGGGAAGATCGAACAGGCTACCGCTGATCGGATCAAGGCGCATTGGGAACAGAATTTCGCGGGCGATAATTCTGGCCGCGTCGCTGTGCTCGGCGACGATCTGAAATACGCGGCGATGAGTGTCAATGCTGTCGATGCTCAGCTCATCGAGCAATTGCGCTGGGACGAAATCAACGTCTGCACCGCGTTTCATGTGCCGCCGTACATGATCGGTGTCGGTCCGCCGCCGACCTACAACAACATCGAGGCGCTGAACCAGCAGTATTACACCCAGTGCCTGCAAAGCCTGATCGAGTCGATCGAGCTGTGCCTTGATGAGGGCTTGGGCCTTGTGAATGTCGTCGGCCAGACCTACGGCAGCGAATTCGACATCAACGATCTGCTGCGCATGGACACTGCGACCCAGTACGACACCATCGGCAAGGGCATCGGGTCCGGTCTGGTGGCCCCGAACGAAGGCCGCAAGCAGATTAACCTCAAGCCGGTCAAGGGCGGCGACACGCCGTATCTTCAGCAGCAGAATTTCAGCCTTGCCGCGCTCGATCGCCGCGATCAGAGCGACGATCCGTTCGCGCTGGAACCGAAACGAGATCAGAACACACCGACACAAGCTCAGCAGGACGCCGCAGCCGCTGCGGCAACCGCTGATGCGCCCGCTCCGGCGAAGTCGTTCAGTAAGGACGAGATCGACACGGCGGCCGGCTACCAGATGGCGAAATGGGCGCTGCACGGCGAACTTGAAGCTCAACTTCAGAAACTGATGGCAGCAGCGTAATGGATCATCGCGAGATCGCCGGGCTGATGGCGGCCATAGCGCCGACGATCGGTGACTTCGTGGCCAAAGCCATTGCGCCGTTGCGCGCCGAAAACGCGCGGCTGTCGTCGAGCCTAGCTGCGGTCGAGCAACGCTGCGCCGACATGCTGGTGGCGCGCGAGCATGACAACGTCGTCTTCCTTAATCTGATTGACGAGATCAGCAAGTCAGAGCCGAAGCTCGACATGGGGACGCTTGATCGCGTCGTCACCGAGAAGGTGGGCGTCGCGTTCTCGGCGCTGCCGGTGCCGAAGGACGGCAAGGATGCCGATCCGGAAGAGATCGCGCAGATGGTGGAGCAGGCGGTCGCGAAAGTGCCGCCGACACCAGCCAAGGACGCCGATCCGGAGGTGATCAAGGCCGCAGTGCTCGACGTCGTGGCGGACATGCTGCCGACCGAAGTGGCAGCGGCGGTCGATAAGATCGAGAAACCGAAGGACGGCAAGGACGGCAAGGACGCCGACCCGGTCGAGATCGCAAACCTTCTCGTCGACTTGATGCCGGTCCCCGCCAATGGCAAGGATGGCCGGGACGGTGTCGATGGCAAGGACGGCGCAGCAGGCAGGGACGGCGCGGATGGCAAGAGCGTCACGCTAGACGAAGTGACCTCGATCATCGCAACCGAAGTGTCAAAGTTGGTGCTGCCGGAAGGCAAGCAGGGGCCGCAGGGCGAGTCGGGCAAGGACGGCGCGGATGGCAAGAGCGTCACACTGGACGAAGTGACCTCGATCATCGCAGCCGAAATGTCGAAGCTGGTGCTGCCCGAAGGCAAGCAAGGGCCGCAGGGCGAGCCGGGCAAGAGCGTCACGCTCGACGAAGTGACTTCGATCATCACAGCCGAAATGTCGAAGCTGGTGCTGCCCGAAGGCAAGCGAGGTCCGCAGGGTGTGAAGGGCGAGCCAGGAGAGCCTGGTGCCAGCGTCTCGATCGACGAGGTGCGCGAGATCATTCGATCGATGGTTGATGCGCTACCTCGCGCCGTGAATGGCAAGGACGCCGATCCGGCCGAAGTCGCGGCGCTGATCGTTGGTGATGTCGCCGCGTTGATGCCTGTGCCTGTTGATGGCAAGGACGGCAAGAGCGTCACGTTGGAAGAGATCATCCCTCTGATCGAAGACGCAATGGCAAAGAAGCTGCCCGCTTCGTTCCTGATCAATGAGGAAGGCAACCTGCTCTCGGTCTTTGCGTCCGGCGACAGCAAGGCGGTCGGCAAGGTGCGCGGCGAGCCGGGCGCGGCGCTGCTGGATGGTCACATCGACGATGATGGAACGCTCGTTCTGCGCATCTCGGATGGTCGGATGATCCGTACCGGTGTCGTGCGCGGTGCTCCTGGCAAGGATGGTGAGCCAGGCCAACGCGGCGAGCACGGGCGCGATGCCTACGAGATTCAGATTCTGCCCGGTATTGACGAAGGCAAGAGCTACGCCGAAGGCGTTTGCGCGCTGTGGCGCGGCGGCCTGATCCGAGCGGCCCGGCAAACCGATCCGATCAAGGGCGGCGACATCGCTACTGCTGGATGGAAACCGCTGGTACGCGGTATCGCCGAAGAACGCGAAGCGAGCGACGATGATGGTCGCTTCATCGACCGGACCACCGTCTACAGCGACGGCACCGAGTTCACGCGGCGCATCAAGACGGTCACACCGATCTATCGCGGTGTCTGGACGGATGGCTCCTATCTCAAGGGCGACATCGTCACCTGGGCAGGGTCGTCCTTCATCGCGCAGCGCGACACGACGGACAAGCCCGAACAGACTGATGCGTGGAAGCTGTCGACCAAGCGCGGTCGCGACGGCAAGGACGGCAAGATCATTGATCGTTCAACGCCGCCTGTCGTTAAAATCGATCCGAACAAAAAATGACAGTTTCTCGCCTCGTGCGATCTCGCGAGCAGATGTGGTCCGATCTTCTGGTCGCGTTGGGCGGTTCGGAAGCCTACAAGACGATGTCCGAAGAAGAGATGCTGGCCGCGATCCGCAACACCTATGGCGGCAGTGTCTCGGCGCTCACGACAAGCGGGTCCGATCTTTTGGCCAGCATCGTCAGCGCGGCTGGCGGCAGTGCGTCGGACCTGACTGAGGACGAGGAGCACATGCTAGCGACGTTGGTCGCTGCCCTTGGCGGCAGCGGCTCGGCGCTGACATCATCATCCGATGCCCTCTTGGCTGCATCGGTCAATGCTGCCGGAGGTGACACTGTGCCCTATGTCGCGAAGGCCGTGCATTTCAACGGGAGCACGTATCTTGCGAACCTTGACGGCCTCACCGTCGCTGACAGTCAGACGGGGTCCTTTTCGTTCTGGCTCAAGGACGCCCCGTTGAATGCCGTCGTGTTCTTCGTCGAAAACACGTTGAGCACGCCCCTGAATTGCTTCGGGCTCGACTTCGAGAGCGGGCAGTTGGTCTTCACGGGAGAGGACGACGTTACGGCGCAGGACGGCTTCGCGCGACGCTGGGCCACTGACGCGATGTACGTCGACGACATTCTGCCGGGCTGGCATCACTTCGTCGGCGGCTTCGACGCCAGCGTCGCGCCAGCTCGCTCGGCGCTGTATGTGGATCGCGTGCTGGTTTCCGAGGTTCTCCAGTTTCCCAATGGCGTGCCTTTCACCATGCCGTTGCTGGGCATCAAGGCCGGGCTCGGTGCGCTTGAGACAGGTGGTAGCCCGTTCACAGGCGACATGGCCGACGTGTGGATGAGCACCGAGAATATTCTCTCCGACACAGACAGCATCTCGGAGACGATGCTGAACAAGTTCATCACGATCGACGGTAAGCCCGTCAATCCGACGAACTTTCCGGCTGGCTTTGCCCTGTTCAGCGGCGATGCTGACACATTCGGCACCAACCAGGGAAGTGGTGGAGCCTTTACGCTGACCGGCACGCTGACCAACGAAGCCACAAGTCCGAGCGATTAAAATGAACGCACCACAGGCCACCGCGCGGGCCTGGGCGGGTACGCCAGATTGGTTTCTCGACTGGCATGGTCGCGCGGTAGCGATCATCGCATCTGGCCCATCGGCGAAGAAGGCGAATGTCGCGGCACTGCGCGGCAAGATTCCGGTGATCGCAATCAAGGAAAATGTCGAGCTGGCACCCTGGGCCGACGTGGCCTACGGCTGCGACGCGGCATGGTGGAAGAACAAGCTGGGCCTCCCTGACTTCAAGGGATTGAAGGTGTCGTGGAAGGGTGACAACTCCCATCCGCCGGCCGACTACCCTGACATCCGCCGCATCGACATCACGATCAACTCGGACGAACTGATCTTCGAACCGAACGGCATCGTCGGTTCTGGCGGCAACTCAGGCTACCAGGCGCTCAATCTCGCAGTGCAGTTCGGTGCCAACCGAATCTTGCTGATCGGCTTCGACATGCACGATCGCAGCGGCGTCCATTGGTACGGCCGCAATCGTGGCACCGGCCGCAACAACCCATCGCAAGACAATTTCAGGCGCTGGCGGCTCGCGTTCGAGCGTGCCGCGCCGAAGCTGAAAGCGCGCGGCGTCGAGATCGTCAATGCATCGGAGAACAGCGCGCTGACCTGCTTTGAGCGACGCAAGGTTGAAGAGACCCTTTCGCATTGGAACGTCTGAATGTTGTGTGAATCAATTTGGCTCGGCTGGGACCCGCGCGAGGCGTCGGCGTTCGCCGTCGCCAGATCAACCTGCCGCAATCATCTGACACGGCCGATCCCGATCTACGGACTGGTCCTAGACGACCTGCAGAAGGCCGGACTCTACAAGCGGCCGATCGAGTATCGGCCGAGCGCCGCCGACAAACCTGTCATGTGGGATTTGATCAGCGACGCGCCGCAGAGCACCGAGCACGCCAACAGCCGCTTCTTCGTCCCGCTTCTGGCAAAAACCGGTTGGGCGCTGTTCTGCGACGGCGACGTGATCTTCCGTTCCAACCCCGCCCGCCTGTTCGATGGTCTGGATCGCGACAAGGCGCTGTACTGCGTCAATCACAAGCACGAGCAGAAGCCTGGCACCAAAATGGACGGGCAGGTTCAACAGTCATACACGCGCAAGAATTCGTCCTCGGTGATGATCTTCAATTGTGATCATCCAGCCAACCGCGCGCTGACGCTCGACGTGCTGAACAACACGCCGGGCCGCATGCTGCATCGTTTCTTCTGGTTGGACGACTGCGACATCGGCGAGCTGGATCAATCCTGGAATTACCTGATCGGCGAAACAGCGCCGATCGAGAAGCCAGTCAATATCGGGCACTTCACGTTGGGGATTCCCGACATGCCCGGCTATCGCGATTGCGAGTTCGCCGACGAATGGCGCTCAAGTCTCAACGACTGGGCGCGAGGGCCACGGAATTTTGGTGTTTGATGGGAATTGGCGATCAGATCATGGGCTCTGGCATGGCCAAGGGCGCGTCATCGCGCGGCAAGCGCATCGCCTTCGGTGAGAACGGCCGGATCATCTGGGATCAGCATTCCGAGATGATATTTCGCGGCAATCCAAACATCGCGCCGCCCGGCACCGAGCAAGCCAGCGATCTGGAATGGATACCGTACTTCAAGGGGCATCGGCTCTATAACCATCGCGAGGGTGATCGCTGGGTTTGGAACCTCGACTTTCACGCGATCCCTGGTGAGATATGGTTGAGCCGCGAGGAAAAGACGTTCGCCCGAGGAGTGCTCGGGCGGCGTGATTTCATCGTCATTGAACCGAACGTGCCCGCATTCAAGAGCGTCGCGCTGAACAAGCAGTGGCCGGTCGATCGCTATGCCGAAGTTGCTGCCCATCTGATGGCCAAGGGGCTCGACGTCGTTCAGTTCTACAACGGTAAGGGCTTTCGAATTCCAAGTGTTCGCACGGTCAAGACGCCGACGTTCCGGCTTGCCGCTGCGGTTCTGGCGCGCGCCGCGCTCTACATCGGTGCAGAGGGCGGGCTGCACCACGCCGCTGCCGCGCTCAACATCCAAGGTGTCGTGCTGTTCGGCGGCTTCATCCCGCCATCAGTGACCGGCTATGACAGCCACACCAATCTGACGGGCGGCGCGGAAGCCTGCGGATCACTGCTCCCGTGCAAGCACTGCAAGATGGCGATGGAAGCGATCTCGATCAGCGACGTCCTGCGCGCTGCGTATAGCCATCTCAAGGTTGCCGCATGAACAAGGTGTCAGAGTATCGCCTGCAACGTCGGGTCGCTGGCTTTCACGACATCCGCATGGACGGCCTAACGGACCTGGTTCTGAGGGCTAAGGGATCAACCGTCTTCGATATTGGTTGCAATCGCGGTCTCGTCTCGTTCGAGATGGCCAACAACGGCGCGATCATGTGCCATGGCTGCGATATCTTCGAGGAAGGCATCAACACGGCCCGGGAAATCTTCGCCGATCTGCGCAATTGCGAAAGTAATTTTCAGGTGGTCGATCTCACCAAGGGCCAGAAGGCACTTGATCAGCACTTCGGCCGGCAGAAGTACGATATCGTCCTGATGCTCGCGACCTACCACAAGCTCAAGCGTTCAATGCCGGAACGGGAATTGAGCCAGTTGATGCGGTATTTCGGCGAGCACACCATCAAATGGTTCGGCTGGCGCGGCACGTCCGAGAAGACCGACGAAAACCAACAGGAAATTGCCGCGCTTGATCGCGAGTTTCGCGAGATCGGGCTGAAACGGATTCATACGTCATACATCTCGCAGACGCTCGGCGTTGCCGCGATTTGGGAAAGGCTGTGATGCCGCTCTATGAGGCTCGTATAGCCCAGGACGAGCGCGAGATCAGCGCGTTCTGCGACATCGTAAGGCATGACGGCGCCAGGCAGTATCTTGAGATCGGTTCTCATTTCGGCGGATCATTGTGGCGGGTTGCACGTTCGCTGCCGGTCGGTTCGCGCATTGTGTCGGTCGATATGCCGGGCGGCACCAAGAAATGGGCGATCAGCAGCGAATCATTGAAGGCCTGCGTCGCCGAGTTGCGGCGGCTTGGCTACGATGCGCACGTGATCTGGGGCAACAGCCAGGCCCAGGATGTGATCAACAAGGTCGCGATGCTTGGGCCATACGATGCGATCATGCTCGATGCAGATCATCGGCTCGCCGGCATCACGGCGGACTGGAAAAATTACGGCCCGATGTCAAACAGCATCGTCGCGTTTCACGACATTGCATGGCATCGCGCACCTGATTGGGGTGACGGCACTCGCATCGACGTCCCTGAATTTTGGAATTCGATCAAGAGCGACTACCGGCACCGCGAAATAAAACTCTGCCCCACCGGTAAGAACAACGGCATCGGTGTTCTATGGAAAGACTGAACATCGTCACCTGGCACTGGGGCTCGAAATATCCCGGGCACTATATCGAGCGGCTGAAGGCAGGTGTCACTCGGCATCTTGCGCAGGAATTCCGCTTTTGCGTCTTCGCTCCCGAGCAGGAAGACGAATATCTCACCAAGATTCCAGGCTGCTTTTGTCGGCTGCGAATGTTCTCGCCCGAGTGGCAGGCCAAGCACAATCTCACTGGCCGCATTGTTTGCATCGATCTTGATGCGGTGATCACCGGGCCGCTCGATCCGCTGTTCGACAGACCCGAGCCGTTCAATATTTTGCACGGTGGCAATTCGGCGAACCCGTGTCCGTACAACGGGTCGATGATGATGTTGCGCGCCGGGGCGCATGCGGAAATCTGGAACGAATTCACCCTCAAGAACGCGTTCGCCGTTCCCTCGTTTGCGTATCCTGATGACCAAGGTTGGCTGGCCGCGAAGCTGCCGAATGCCTCGGGATGGCGTGTCGGCTCGGAGAGCGGGGCATATTGCTTCAAGAAGCCGGGCTGGCCAGACGGCGACGATCTTCCGAAGGACGCCAGGATCGTCGCATTCCCCGGCTGGCGCGATCCCGCTAAATTCCAGCACCTCGCCTGGGTCAAGGCGAACTGGGCGTGATCGATCCGGCCAAGGCTTGTCTCTACATTCCGAGTGGACTGAGTCCCTTCAAGCAGAAGCTGTTTGATCGGCTGGCGGCGCGGGTTGGGCTGGTATCGCGCGGCAACGTCGCGCAGATGGAATCGCTACCGCTCGATATTTTACCCATCGTCGGATGCTCGCCGGAGCTGACGAAGCTGATCCTGCAATGGCGGGCAGCGGATCGGACGTTTTGCTATTGGGATCGCGGTTATCTGCGGCGCGTCTTCGCAGCATCCTTGCCGCGCGCCGCATCGCTCGAAGTCTCGTATTACCGCTGGCACATCAACGCGTACCAGATGACGTCGATCAGCGACGTTCCGAATGATCGCTGGAAGGCGCTGGGATACGATCAGGAG